GAACTCGGAAGGCAAGAAGCGAATTGCCATTAAACTTCGCCCTTGTATCGGTCGTCAAGCTTGGGATGCGTTACCGATAACTCGCGAAGGAACATGAGACAGCACGCGGCGTGATCCAAATGACTCTCGCCGCTTTCCGGGTCAGTTTCTTCACCGTTCCAGTAGACCCAAAGATGGCGCTGGAGCGCATCGTAAACACGCGAATGCTGTAAGCCTTTGCGCCAATTATGCGCGGCGTATTTCTTAGCACCAAAAGTCAGAACCTTGGCGAGGCCTTCAAGAAAGATGGGCGACATAAGGCCCATCTGAGGCTTGCCTTGGTCATGCTTCACGCCTTCTTTCATGCACTCGCCTTAACGGTCGGAGCGGGAACCCCTGGCGCGTTCTTAGCCCCAGGCTGAGGGACGTTGCCGGGTGTAGCCGAAGCACCAGGCTTGCCGCCGTTAAGGGCCGCGAGTTGTGCCGCTTGTTGCTCGGCAATTTTTGCCTTCTCAGCGTCTCGCTCCGCCTGTTCCGCGTCCAAGCGTTCTTGTTCTTGCTCAGGGTCAACGTCGAATACACGCGCCGTGATTTCGTGCATGGTTTGCATGGACAGGTTTTCTCCGCTGGCCAAGTCGAAAGCCTTTAGCACTTCAAGGCCGGTGGCCATGAAACGGAAATCTTGCGATTTGAATTCAACGTCAACGCCGAACAGGGCTTGGAAAACTGGCTTAATGATTGAGACGAAGTACTGACGCAAGCCGCGTTCAATCGCGCGCATGTCCGCTTCGCCTGTTGCGTTAAGCCCGCCGACCTGTTCCCCCTTCACATACGACAAAGGCAAGCCAAGGATGAAAGAGCGCTTACCGTCAACAAACAGCATGGCCTTCTCAGTTGGGGCCATGTCGATTGTAGAAGTATCGATGGAATCTTTCGCGTCAAAGAAAACGTCGTTGCCTTTGCCAAGCGCTGAAGCAATCGACTTCGCTTGTTCGCGCGCGATGCCTGAATCTTGAAGGCTTACGCTCTGGCGCAAGTCAGAGATTTTAAGCTGAATGGCCTTGGCGATGTTGAGATTCTTGTTCAGGCTTCCAAGGATGCAGTATTCGAAGTTCGAATAGATTTTCAGCAACTCGGTGCGCTCGTAATCCTTGAAAGAGATGTAGACGCCGACTTTCGACTCGCCCGATTTCTTATAGTCGGCTTGAATCTGGGCTTTTTCTTTTTCGTCGGCAGGGCGAAGCACTCCAGACTTCAACACCAGGAAAAGTTCTTGTTGCTTAACCATCGCCGTCGCAAGGAGCGTGATCAAGCCCTTGGGCGCATTGTTGGCAACAGCGGAATCCCAAAGAACCTTCTCTTGTTTTTCGTTCAGCCCATGCGTTCTCTCGGCAACGTCCGTCAGAATCTTTTGGTAGGTCTGAAGGATGTCGGCTTCAACGAAGAAGGCTTGCCTGACTTGGAACGGAAAGATTTGAGGGAGTTCCGAGTTCCCCAATTCCGCATTAGAACCAAAAAGCCAATCGAATGCACCCATGGTGTTTCCTTTACCCCGCAACCGGAGCGGGCAATGGCTTGATGACGGGCTTTCGCTCCGTCAACGCAGCTTTCTTTTCTAGAATTGTGTGAACTTGTAACCAATAGCGAAGCGTTTGAGGGGAACCGCCTTTGAGTTGGGCCATGCGCGCTTCAATTTCTTTCAGAGACGCCCGGCGCATCCGTTGCCAGTAGTGCAGCGCCATTTCTTCAGGACTTATGTTCACAGTTTTGAACCCCGAATCAACCCAATCATTTCGAGACACGACGCAAGGCTGTCTGGCGCGTCATCGTTCTTAGCCCCGTATTCGTAATTCACAATTTGTTCAATATAGACACGGTCCGATTGCTTGGACAAGTGAATTGCTGGAGCGTACATCCCAGCGTTCATAATGCGTGAATGCTTAGCGTTCGTCGATTTCTTTCCTACGACGCCCACGCCATTCAACGCGGCGCGCAAAGCATTCAACGGCATGTCGCCTAGCGAATTGGTTTCAAAGCCCAATCGCTTTACGTTCATAGAAGTAAGCCTTTCGATAATCCCGGGCACTCCCGCATGACTCTCTAGGCAATGGTTCCACGCGCGCTTCCAAACGTGGCCTTGCACCGCAACCCCGTCGAAGTGCCCGCGAATAATCGTTAGCGCCGTATAGTCGCCGCCCTCGAAGCTTGGATCGATGAACGCGAACGAATCACCCACGGGGTAAGAATCAATAAGCTTGATGTTCTCTAGAGGGAACCCTGTCTCGCTGAGAACTTTGAGATGGTAGCTTGCGCTAATGCTTTCAGGGGAAATGCCTGCAAGCTTCATCGCCTCTACATCGGCATCTAACTCTGGAATCGAACCGTGAGGTACTTCTAGTTTGTTCAGAAGGCCGCGAAGGGTCTGGTAAAGGTCGGCCTTATGAACAGGCTGACCAATGACCAGGATGTTCATCGAAAGCTTACTCAACTCATTGTACTTGCGCTGCACTCTCTTGCGCGTGGCCTCAGAAATGTCGTCTTCAGTAACCGGGTCATCCATAATAATTCGCTTAGGATGGCGACCGCGAAGGCGAGTAGTTCCGACCGTGACCGTCTCAACCGAATGGTCCTTACCGTGCAACCCCTGAACGCGAAGTGAAGACGCGTTGCCCTTCTCAAAAACAACTCCGTTCAATCCGCAAGCCTTTTGAATCTCAGCAAGCATGGCTGAATTTCGCCCCGCATCTTTCGTCATGATTAGCGTGGTGTCTTGGGGGGCGATAAGCTTTGGGTTGTCCGCTACAGGTTTCGGATTGTGGAAGTCTAAATAGATTTCATACGCAACACCAAGCATGGTGACGTAATCGGTTTTCCCGTAGCCACGAGAGCCAAGAAGCAAACGCGGCGCGCCCGGGCGCATGCCGAACTCTCTCATCTCTTTTTGTTTAGGAAATGGTGCGGGGTACTTCGCTGTCTCACAGAATTCTTCAAAGGTGCGGGGCTTCGCTTTGTTGTCGTAGGCCGTCGGTTCCTTCGGGCGTTCGTCGCGCACCACGATTGCTTCGCGTCCGACAATGCGATTTAGGATTTGATTGACGGTGCCAAATTCTTTTCGCTTGTACGCGCCGATTAGCGCATTGGCCGTCAGGACAGTTAGGGCTGAACGGTTCTTGTCGCGCGCAATGACTTCTAGGTCCGCTACCCCGCCGCGTATAACCATCTCAGCGATTTCAGAGAACTCTTCTTGGGTAAGCCTTTTCAAGGGCTTGATAAGAGTACCAGGGGGGCGACCAGGCCCGCCCGGGTTGCCTTTTTTGAATTGAAATTCTTTCGGCGGATTTCCGCCGCGACGCTTGTTCAAAACAAAATTCCCCTTCACCCGATTTGTCCCCGAAAGATTCGGGGCTTACCCTGAATTTCTACAGGGTATCAAGGAAAGGAAATTTTAGAAATAGGCAAGAAAAAACGGAACAGACCCCCAAGGTTTGTACTGGGTGCATCCGCCCTTGGAGTTATCTGACCGCTCCAAGGCCAGTCTGTTCCGCTTTTGTCAGAACCTGTTCCCGGCTCGTTCGAATTACACGCCGTACTTAGCTGACCTTCCATAGGCCAGTACCGAGAGAAGCCTTTTAAACGGCTCGTGTCGTCCTACGGATGCCTTCCAGGGGCTTTGCGGGCTTCCAGGCCGCAACGGCCAGGCGAACCATTTGGGTGACGTTCCCATTCGTAAGCGTCTTCGCCTTGAAGCGAATAGAACGATACTCCTTAGGCAACACTTTGAAGTTGACAGTAATCTTTTTGTTTTCGTCGACTGTCTTGGCCTTCAAAGCCTTGGACTTCACTCGCTTGACAGTGACCTTGTGGACCACACCCTTCTTGGTCGGCTTCAAACGAATCTTGGCCTTAGACTTAGGCTTTGAATCCTTCGTCGGCTCTTCATCAACCCAATCCGAATCTTTCTTTTGAGTGCTCATGACGCCCTTGTAAGCTTTTTCTCAAGCGCAAGCAAGCGCAAGAATTCTGAATAGGGAAGGCAAGCCAAGGGCTGTTCATTGTCTCCCTTAGTCACCAAAACCGGAATGCCCCCTTCGATGGGGCAAATTTGGATTTCCTTAATCGCACTGAGAGAGGCGTACTTACGGTTGCGTTTGCATTGGAACAGGTAAGCCCCTGTGTTCTCAATGTCCCGTCCGTCCGCATCGCGCGCGTGGTATTCCAAATGGCGCTTAGCCTCGGGGAACACCTTCCGCAAGCTTTCGGCAACCCATCTTTCGAAAGAGTGCCCTTTAGCGCGACAGCCCTTCCCACTGATTTTCTTACCAGTCGTCCCCTTCGGTCTCCCTGCTTTTCGCTTTGGCATGATCAAGTGTCCCTTTTTGGCCTTCCCAGAATTTTTTCAAAATATCCATCTTGATGAGAAACAACTCCCACAAAGGTTCTGAAATGAAAACCTTTCCCGATTCCCATTTACACCAAGTTGAAAGACAGACCTTCATAATTTTAGCGCATTGTGCTTGGCTTAAATTCCTTTCCATCCGGCGCCGTCTTAATTCAAGCGCTGAAGGAATGGGCGTCTTAGTCAACACCAATGCAAGAGATTCTTGGACGCGCACCCTGGCCATTTTGTACGCATTCGATTGTCTTCCTACGCCCATAACATTTTTCCTTTTTAACAAAAACTTTTAACACTTCTGTGACCCATAAACACGATTTCAACATATTTCAGTCCCATTAACTTCTATACCATTCTTACTATATTACCTATTACTATAGCTAGTAATACTTCTATACTTATTAATGTTCATAAAACTATATAGACTTTAAGGGTCATAGAGTCACAGAAACTTATAAGTATTAGGAAATCATTGAGAAAAACACCATGTGACCCATAAACGCTAAGGCAAGCCTTTATGGGTCACATGGGTCACGCTTTTTGTGACCCATGTGTGACCCATAAAAAGAAAACAAGAA